TTGCTCTTTGACGTTCTTCATTAGTAAAATCAACCTTTTTCCTAAGATTCAATTTAATTCTTGCGTTATATCCACACTGTGTTTTTACGTATGCAAAAGGTTGTTCTGTAAATCCAGAACCCCTATTTACTATATTAACTCCAATTAATTTTAAATTACGACTATTAATGATACTTGGTATGCTATCAACATCAACATTTTCATTATATATGTTGTTTACAGTGTATTGGGTTGTATCTTGGATAGATCCAGACCAGATTGGTTCAAGGATAGCACCAGAATTATTCTCAATAACAATTTCATCACCAACACAATAACCAAATCCACTACTCAAAATTTCAGCACTACCAATTTCCAATATGACATCATATATATCAGTCACTGGTCTAGAATTTAAAATTGGAGGTTCCGATGTAAAAGTCACGAAATCAGTGGTTTCACCAGTGGTTCCACCATCTCCTTCAAGAATCGTTGGAGTTTGATTTGGGGGATAAATTGTAGATCCTGTAGGCAAATCAACAGTTGTATTTGGTCCAATTGGGGGTAAATAAGTTCCGTCTGGTAATTTAACTCCAGTTTCACCGGCATCAACCCAAGTGGTTCCACCTCCACCCCATGATCCATCAGGAGTTGGAAGATAACCCCTACCAGGCCAATCTATTATAACATCAACTAATGTGCCATCCTGAACGACTCCCCTAGCTCTAGCACCGTTTCCATTTCCACATCTGTCTTGAAAACCAATACTTATATCCCCAGTAATATTTTCTCCTCCACTAATAATATCAACACCCAATATCTCTCCAGTTACACCAACAATAGCATTAGCTACAGGAGATTCTCCAAGTATATTTCCAAAAATAACTTGAGGAGGACTGCATAACAAAGCACCAATATTACATGCTGCATCTAAATTATCAACGTCAAATGGATTTGGAATATTTCCAAATGCAGACTCGAAATTAAAATTATCAGGATCAACTGCACCAATAGCACTACTAAAATCTTGTGCAACTTTATTTGCTTTATTGACAATGGAATCAATATCTAATGTAAGAGCATCATCAGACTCTTCCCAAAAGTTAATTTCCTTTGCTTCGGGACACTTCATTCTCTTACTACATGTAAAGAGTCCAATTATATCCGAAATAAATTGAAATAATTCAACTCCAAGATCAAGAGCACCACCAGCAGCTGAGGCAAGAGAAGTTATTGGTGCAAGAATTTTATCTAAAGTTGAGTTAATAACGGCACTAACAAAACCAACAATTGTCCCCACAATTTCTTCAACGAGGCATTGTGCAAAACCAATGACTTTATCAATGAGTGGTCCTAATAAGTTCGCAATTATTTTACCAAATCCAAAAATAAGTTTATCTAATAAACACTCTAGGACATTGAGAGCTTTTTCTGATGCGGCTTTAGCTTGTGTTCTTTCTGATGGCAATAAAAATTGATATAAGACATTTAGTCCGGTATTAATTCTTCTTTTAATAAACTTTCTTGTTTCTTTTACTATATCTTTAATAAATTGCATCACCGCAGCAGATGCTATTTCTACTTTTTCCCTAATCTGTGCTGATAATTTTGTTATATCTGCGTATTTTTTCCTAAGTTCTTTTTGGAGTTCTCTTATATCGTTAATTACTTTCTGGAGTTTTTTCTGAAATTCAGTTAGTTGTTCTTTACAACCACTCGCGCTTTCTAAAACTTCCGTACCATCATGAACTCTTTCCGTCTGGGCATGACCCTCATTAGGTGTCCCTGTATTGTTACCGTAAATGTTAACACTTTCTACAGCATCCCCCGAAACCGCATCAACTAACGATAACGGTAATTTATTTGATGATTCCGCAGGAAATGAGTCAAGAGTTACATATTCTCCTCTGATATCAAATCCACTAAAAGGGACAAAACCATTCTTTGAAAGAGAAGAATCTCTGAGTATTGTTTGAAATAAATTCTGACCAATTACAGCAGAAATGATTGGTTTTTGTTTGCGTTCACCATCAATGAAATATCCACGAACAAAACATCCCTGGCGCAGTGCAGGAGTTTCCGACATGGCACCGCCGCCACTACCAGCGGTTACTGGATACTCTACTTCTGCCCAAAGACAATTATTATCTGGAAGAATATCTTTTTCAGGAACATTATAATGAAAAAGTCGGACCTTATACCTATATCCAGATCCTTTATGATCATCAATAGGTGTTGGTTCGGCAACTAAGTTATCTTCCCAATATACAGCGTCAACAATTTGACCTATCCAAGTAGGGAATCCATCTTTTCCAAATACAAAAGATTTACTACTATTTTCCATCAATCCTCATAAATCCTGCATTCATCTGCTTCTGGGTTTTCATCACAATACATTTCAAATGAGGTTGGATCATGATCCTCATCGGGATGATTTACTTGATATTGCTCAAGGTGATCCAGTTCATCAGATATGTGACGACGCATCTGTGGAGACAATGACCCATTTTCAAGTAGGTCTTTGTCATCATTGATGTGTTGTTGGATGCTTCTTTTTTCTGTCATGGTTCTTAGTTGTATGGTTGTCTTCCAAAAGAGTCTCTGACTAAATCCAAAGACGTATAACATGAATCAGAGGATAATCTATGACATAAAGCTGATATCATATATATGCCTCCAGTTTGGGTGTTGACTTCCTCCGACATTTGATCTACATATTGTGGAAAATCACAATATATTGTATCTCCAGCTCTCAAAGAAAAATCACCCTTTATTGTAATGCTAACTGCAGTCGAAGTCAACTGATTCATTCTAGCGACAGATTGTGATTGAAGTTGTCTTAAATCCAAATTTGGTCTTGATCTGTCTTCAGAAAATTCATCTAGTGTGGTCAAATTGCCATTGTCAAGAATACTCATGTATCTTCTTGATGGAATTGGAGTTTCAGACGTGCCGACAAATTCTTCTGGATAGAACATTTGATCAGCAGCTAAATTTAAATCTTCCTTCACATCTGCAATATTATAATTCTGTGGTTGGAAATTAAAAGTTGTAGTATCAAAGTAATAACTTTTAGTTGACCAAGCACCAGATCTAAGTTTTTCACTTAGATTAACATTTCTGTTAATGTTATACTTCAAAATATTGCCATCATATCCAACAGGAGTTTTATTAGTATTGTTGTAGATATATCTTTTATAGTTCTTTTTCTCTGAAAATAATGTATCTAATGATTTGAATTGATATCCATCTTGTGTTTGAAAAAATAGAAATCCAGCAGTCTTTCCATCTTCGGTATTTTCTGGAATACTATCAGCAGCAAGAGATGTAATAAGATAAAGAGGTTTAAAATTCATCCCCTGTTTTGTTATATAATTTTTTGTTGGTTCAATTGATATTCTATCTAAACTTGATCCCAATCCATTATATATTTTTCCATCACCAGGATCTGTCCAAATAGATCTTACAATATCTGATATTTTTCCTTTATAAGTTTTTGGACAAATACTATTATCATTCCAGAAAAATTCTCTGGATTTAATGTTCATACTGTAAACAACACTAGCTGGTTTTGTTATTACATTAAAAATAGAATCAACACGAAGATTGTCTAACGTAATGACATTATTTTCGCCTCCTCTTGATGCATGATTATCTTCAAAAGATATTTCTATTTCTTCACCACTACGTATTGGTAATCCATCCAAAAGAGTATTTTGTGCCTCAGGGGCAGCCTCCATTACGTTTGCAGTAACTTTTATTGTGGGACTAAAAATATTCTCATAATAAGAGAATACAATAGGTTGAATCTCCGCAAAACGACCAGAATTTGCTGCCTTTATTGTAAATTTTGTTATGTTGCCTTTTTCGGCATTGAAATTTGCTGTCATTATCCTGTGTAAGCGCTAAGTTGTGCAGATAAATCTAAACCTCCATCACCACCAATGACTATTGGTATTATTTGCGGAGCCGCCTGAGCGATATTACTATCACCATTAGAGATGGGAAAAGGAACCGGAACAGTGATAGTTTGATTATCATCTGCAGATGCCAAGGATGAAGGTTGAGTTCTGCTTGCTTTGGGAATCATGTGTGGTTTAAGTCTTACCTTTCCTGGTCTTCCTGCACCCTGATTTGGCACAAATTGACCCATACCAGGATCATACTTAATTGGAGTACTTGGTCCTTGATTCATAGCAAGGAGTGATTCGGAGAGTGGCATGTATTGATTGGAAACGGGTTTTATTGGATTGTTGGATGTTTGTAAACTCTTTAGTTGTTGTAAATAAAATTCGGCATCATCTAATCTATCCCTATATTTTAGATTATTTCTCTGATTTCTAGGCAATCTTGTTTGACTTCCAGCATATCTTTCAATATCTTCCCATCCACCCATAATAGTTCTCAAATCACTACTATTTTTATAATCACGAACTAACTGTCTACCTTGTTCTCTTTCCATCATGTATATTAAAGTCAATTCAAATATTTTATCTCGGTATTTTGCTCTATCTGGATGATTTACATTTGTGAATAATACTGATGGATTTGGTATTCCAGAATTCTTTAAAAAGTCCAAGAATGGTTGTCTTCTACCTGCACCTTCATTAAATTGAAAAAGTCCATAAGAATTTCCACCATCTCCAACTGCATATGGATTAAATGAAGATTCATTTTGAATGGTTGATAACATACCAGAAGTAAGAGCAGGACCATATCCTTTAGATGTAGCATAAGCCCTTGCTGCTTTGACTCCGGCACCTGAAAGAGAAAGACTACCTCTATATCCAGTGGTATTCGTCTCCCTCCTCCTAGGAAGAACTATACCCCCACCAAAATCTATACTAGACTCTATAACTGGGCCTGCCGACTCTCTGATGTTATATCGATCTTCATTTTGAAGACTGAATTTAGAGTCATCACCAAACCCTTCTGGAGGTTCAATATCCGATTGAATCTGTCCAGTTAGATTTTTATATAATTCTTTTCCTGCCCAATCTCCAATTCCACCACCAACAAATGCACCTACAGCAGCTCCCACAATAGGGATTGGAATTAATCCTTGACCGATAGCACCACCTATTGTAGCACCAAGAGAAGCACCAATAGCACCGGCTATGGCATTATCAATTCTTTCTCCCAGAGCTAAATCAATACCAATACCAATTAATGCTCCAACAAATGGAACTCTTTTGAAAGCACGAGAAACTGATGTAAGATGTTTAAATCCACGTTTTCCAAATAATCTAATCATCCCCCTTTTAGATCTTCTAAGTGGATCTAAACGTCTGAGAACCTGTGGAGCCGCAGAAGCTGCATTGTCAACTCCAGTTATTGATCTTTTAATAAATCCTGGAGTAAACTTACCCAATCTTTCAACAAACAATTTTCTCAATCCCTTTATGGAGAATTTAAACAACCTACCTACTGTAGATCCAAGTCTCTTGAATTGTTTAAAAATAAATTTTCCACCACGAAAAATAGAAGTTATTGGTCGTTTAAAAATATTTGAGAATGAAATAATAGCAATTCTAATTGCCTCAAGGGAAGTATCCATTCCCGATTTAATTGCATCGAATGTTGCAATAATCTTTTCACCATTGTTAATGATACCAAGAACAAGAGATCCCAAAAGAATTGATGAAAAAAATCTCATCAAAGCCTGTATTGGTTTGCTTTGACGAACACCACCCAACGTTCTGCCGAGAATCGATGAATCCTTTTTCTTTTCTTCTAATTTTTTTTCTCTTTTTTTACTTTTTTCTTTTTGAACAAAAATTCTAAACTTCTTGGATTCTTTTTCTTCCTGTTTAGAAGACTTCTTTAAAGATTTATCAATAGATTTCAAGGTAGCAATCATTTGATTTAAGATTGTACCTAATTTCTTTGGTTTTCCTGTTGTTTGAGTTTTTGTTGTTTTTTTGGAGTCAGAAACAAATTTTTTAAAATTTATTTTTGATCCAGACTTCACTCTAGATCGATTTACATCAAGATAAGAAGTAGTCTTTACCAGACCAGCACCAGACTTTGTTTTCTTTGGTTCTTGTTTTTTGTCAACATAAGGCTTTTTCACAATAGCTGAACTTTTATTGGCAGATTTTTTTGCCAATGTTCTAGTTATAGCGCCAGTAAGTAAAGGAAGTGCCATTTTATGAAGTTACGTTTAAAATAGCTTTTGTTAAAGCAATTTCGATATCACCAGAAGTAGCAGAAAAATCTGGAACAGAAGATTGTGCTGCAGATGCCATAGAACTATTTCTATTTACACCACCAGGAGACAATGGTATTGGGACTACATTAATCATGGGTCCATCACCACCAAGTTTTCTTTGTAAGAACTGTCTAAATTGTTTTGGAATAAATCTAGAAAGACCTTGATCATCAGTTACACTCCTAAGAAGACCTTTACCGCCAATTTCTTCTCCAACTGTAGCAGATCCAACAATCTTAGGTCCGACAAGTTGTTGTGGACCACTAGAAAGAAGTAATTTTTCGGTTTCAAGTCTGGTTTTAGACGGACCGGTTCTTCTCATCTCTGGTATAGCAGCTCTGATATTTCCAGATTGCAAGGCACGTCTAAACTTCTTATATGGGCTAAGAACACTCCAACTTGATCCCTCACCAGCATTATATTCAAACATGGCGATTGCAGCTTTTTGTTTCGCAGATAAACTATTGAAATATTTTAAGTTATCTCGCATTCCACCCAATATTCTACTCACATCCGATCTAAGGTATTCTTTTGCTATTTTTACCGTTATTGGAGCAGACTTCATGGTAATACCCCTCATTTGGGCAGATCCATATCCAATTGTTGGTTGACCTTCACTGTCCAAATATGGATAAAGTAACGTACTATCCTTAATACTTGACCATGGCGTATTGCTTACTACACTCATACTTCCTTCATGAATGTAATCATTTACCCCTGGAGTTAATGATGATAATGATTCATCTTTTTCAAGTTCTCTAACTGTGATATCTTCAACCATACCACCTTTTTGCATACCAACGCCGCTACGACCTCTACCATAGCGACCAAAGTTAGCAGAGTCTAAAGTATTTCTTCCAATTGCTTTTACCGCATTTCTATTCAGAACATATTCACCTCTTTCCAGAAGAGTTGGAACACTATCGCCATGAGGTTTTCCAACTCCAATATATCCACCCCTCTGCATTTTCGCCGGACTTTCTTGTTGTATTTTTGGAATTTGTGGTATTGGTATATTGGGAATATTAATAGCACCAGAAGGTATATCTGGTAACTTTTCACCAAGACCAAACATTTGTTCATCAATTAAACTATTAAAGTCTGTGATAAAATTTTCTATATTTTCATTTAAACCATTAATAAAATCATTCAATGGACTAAGAATAGAACTTATAATATTATTGAAGAAATCAATCATTGGATTCACAAAAAATCCTATCGGATCTTTAATAAAATTCAACAACCATTGAACTGCAGCTCCCAAAAGAACATTCTTGAAGAAGTTGGCTATTGCGTCAAAAGGACCTTTGATTGGAGATAATAATTTTGATCCTATATTTTTACCTGCACCAGTTGCTTTATTTTCAAGAGCAGATTCCCTCTTTTCTTTTTGTTCTCTTTGATTGGTCTTTCGTAACTCCTCGGACGATTTCTTTTTTCTTTCCTGATCGGCTTTGATAGATGCAGAAATACTCTCTAGGAGAGATTGCATTGTCGTTAACTTCTTAATGATTAAATCTTCTGAAGTTATTTTTTGACTTTTGACTTGTTTTTCTGGTTTTAAATCTTTTTGTGGACTGGGTGGTTTGGATCCCGTTAATAGTTTTGGTTTTTTTGAAGAAAGAGATTTTGTTTCGGTTTGTTTTTCTTTCTTGAAGAAATCATCAACGAATTTTTTAAAGTCTTTCTTATCTTTTCTATATTTCTTTGCGCCTTCTTTTCTTTCTTCACTTGTTAGATTTTCACCACCAAGTCTACCTTCCTGTAAAAGTTCTTCATAATATTGATCATATTTTTCCTCACCAAAAAATTTCTTAGGATCTACTAAGGCGCCATTTTGTGTTCCAGTACTACCAGCAGGTCCTAAGAGATTCATAGTGATTGTTTGTTACTCTGTTTTTGCTTTTCGTTTTCCTCTTCAATATAATTTTGTAATAGAGAAACGTAAATATCTCTCTCCCAAGGCATCATATTTTCTATTTCTGTTAATGAATATTTATGGTGCTGCATAAGAGCAAAATTGAGTCTGAAGTAATACTCCAGATCCATATACACCATACTTACGCGAAAAAACTAGACAAACCCTCCAACGTCAACTTACTTTTCTTTTTAGTTTTTGGATTTGTAATTGGAAGTTCATAACTTAATTTAGGCATAGTCTCAAAGAATTTCTCAATTTTCTTAAACTGAGAAGAATTCATTTGTTCAATGAAGTTTACAATTTCTTCTTTTGTAACATCACAACAATCCCAAACTTCATCAGTTGTATAAACTTTATCGATACACTCTGAAATTAAATCAAAGGAAGTTTCAACATTCAACTCTTCTGTACCAAAATTACCTTTAATAAACTGACTGAGTGAAGGATATTTCATTTCAATCATCAGTTCATCACTGATTTGAATTCTCTTTTCATGATCATCTCGTTTGATGACCTTGATGTTTTCAATAGGAATGTTCTTCTTCACTTTGGTTATTTCATCATCAGGGCAAACAACTTCAAGTTCAATTTCTTCCCCAACAGATTTACCACGAATATTTAAAAACAAATACTCGATATCAAAAGTAGGTAGAGTATTAATTTTAATATTTTTTGTCAGAACACAACTTTCCAAAACTGTGGTGATAGCTTTGGTAATTTGTGAAGAATCTTCTGTTTCCAACGCAAGAATTAAAAGCTTTTCTTCCTTTACAAGAAATGGACGATATTCGATTTCTTGACCAGTAGAAGGTAATTCAAGTGTATATGATGGTGTAACAATACTAGGAAGTGGCATGATGAGTTATCAAGTCAGTATGAAATTATTTAGTCGTATCTAGGAATATCTTTCTTTTAATTCCCACCAAAGTTAAATACATTTCCAAGAGAAGTTGTAAAGTTACTCCAAGCTTGAGCAAAACCATTTTCTTCCGAAACTGCAGAATAATTCATTTTTGAAACGAATCTAGTATAGGCAAAAGAAACAGATACTCTCAAAATATCACTTTGTTCGTAACTTATTGGAGTTTGTATCATATTGATAGGGAAAGCTCCAATAAACTTATAGGTAATCGATCTCGAATCAGTATTAGATGGATCTCCTTTTTCAAATTTTGTTATATAAAGATTATCAGTTGCATATTCTTTATAATATCTCATTTGATGTGATGCTGTCCTACGACTAAAGTTGTTAAAGTTATCATCTGGAACTTCAGAATATCCTTGAATGTAATCCATCCATCCTTGAAACCAATTGACAATATCGTAGTTATTATCAACATAGAAAGTAAGATCTAAAGTATCATCATATATACGACGATATGCCATTCTTTCTCTTACTCCTTGGTAGTCACTTGTTACATCGTGAGTGGCAAAAGAACTTCCTGGTAAAGAAGCATCATTGCAAAGAAGAGATAAATCATCATATACTTTATTTTGAATTCTACTATTAATAAACTGTTTGCATGTTAAACGTGCCTCTCCAGGTTGCCTCACATCTGCATCTGGTGGACTTATTTTAACTTGATAAACAGAAGTTTGTGCAAGATTTAAAATTTTAGATTTTAAATCCCCAGTTTTAAATGCTCTTGGAGTTGGGCCCGCCATGGGTTCTAAATAAGTATATTGTTCCTATTATTATGTATGAGAGAAACAAACAAGTCTTTATATAAACCATCATATCCCAAAAAATACTTGGGAAATCCAAATATGATTGTTTGTAGAAGTTCTTGGGAAAGACGTTTCTGTCGTTGGTGTGATCTCAATGAAAATATATTAGAGTGGGGCAGTGAGGAGTTTTTTATTCCTTATTATAGTCCTCTTGATGGCAAAAGACATCGGTATTATCCAGATTTTTTTATAAAGGTTAAAGAAAGTAGTGGTTTAACCAAAAAATATGTAATCGAAGTAAAACCCGATAAACAGACTAGACCACCAAATCCTAATCCAAAAAGAAAAACAAAATCATGGATTTATGAAGCAAAAACTTATGCAGTAAATCAAGCTAAGTGGAAAGCTGCAGAAGAATTTTGTGAACTCAATGGAGTTGAATTTAAAATTATTACAGAAAAGGAATTAGGACTTGTTTGATGTCATCTCAAAGACTTTCTAGTCTACAAAATAAAATAGAAAATACGTTTCCAAGTGATCCAGATGATTACATGGAAGCGATTATGGAAGTCTTTAACGATCAACAATCTCTATATCCAACTCCTGGCAAGTATTATACTTTTGTATATGCTGCAAAAACAGAAGGAATTGCATATGATCAATTTCCTTTAATTGCGACTTTAGAACTTTTTCCTTGGGGATTTAGAGGTCTTAATTTTCATTGGCCAATGGTAAGACAATATACCTGGGCAGAAGTCATAGGAAATTTTTATGATGTTGAAAATGATGAGATTGAATATTTACAGTCATTACCATACGCAAATATTCAACTAAATACCTAAACGGGAGGTTCTATTCACATGTGGAAACTTGATTACGAAGCAACAGACGGACAAACGACCGCACAAGTTTATAAAACAAACATAGTCTTAACAAAGACGGATGGAAGCCAAGTAATCGGAACTTTGAACTTTATTAGTGATACTGGATCTTATTGGATTAAGGACGATAAAGATGTAGTTGTATACGGTGCAGACTCAGCTACTGGAGATGGAAGATTTGGAGAAGAAGCATTCTTTTACAATAATAAAAATGAGCTCACCACAACAAATAGTCAAGTCAATGAAACTGCATATCAAAATTTAAATGGAGAATCACTGGTAAATACCATAAGACAATCCATTGATCAAGTAAAATCTGGACTGGGAGGTGCTAAGGGAACTAATCCTGTTTATACTAGTATTGGATTAAATTACATACTAACCGAAAGTGAACTTTTTAAATCGTCGGTTACTGTATCATCACAACCAGCTCCTCAAGCAGATCCAGATGACCCAGATGATGGTTCCCTAACAGTTGATCCAGACGCTTCAGGCAGAATACCAGAATTTCTTCCTCCAGAGGCTCCTCCAGCTCCACTTACAGATGCTACCATCGAGGATAGAGAATTCATTTCGGGAAAATACAAATTTTTAAGATATCCGTTTGAATTAGATTCAAACTTAAAATTTCACTGGATGAAAATTCAGACTCTGGAACATGAACCTCAAAAGTTCAGTGAAATTCCTAGTTTATCAGAAGTTATAGGAAGTGACGAAGCGGCAAGAACAAGATTATCTACAGAAAATAGATATCTAAGTAAAGATTATGATGATTTTAGAGTAAAATATAAAGCATTAAATACAATTCTTCTTCCAATGCATCCCAGCATATCGGAAACCAATTCAGTTGATTGGGGAGGTGATAGTTTAAACAGTATTCAAGTTGGTGCAGCTGGTTTAGCAAGTAACTTAATTCAAGACCTGGCAGCTGGTAGACTTACAGAAGCAGCTAGTAATTTTGGAGATGAAGTTAGGAAAACTGCCCTTAATACTGCTCAAAATGATAGTATCAGAGCCGCACTTTTGTCATACTTCTCTGGTCAAGCGGTTGGAGCAAACTTATTCGGAAGAACGACAGGAGCTGTAATTAATCCAAATCTTGAAGTGGTTTTTAATGGACCTCGGATAAGATCATTTAATTACAATTTTAGATTTACACCAAGAGATTCTAGAGAAAGTGAAGAAGTTCATAACATCATATCTACATTTAGAAAAAATATGTCGGTTCAACAAGCAAAAACCGCATTATTTTTGAAAGCGCCAAATGTTTTTAAGATAACATATATGGTGCAGTCAGAGTATAGAGAATCTGGTGATGCAGCTCCAATAACAAGACTTGAAGAACTTAGTCCTACTCAAAATCCATGGTTAACGAAAATAAAAGTCTGTGCATTGACAGATATGAACGTTGATTATACACCAGATGGATCGTATTCAACTTTTTGGGATGATTCTCCGACGGCTGTTGGACTCACTTTGTCATTTACAGAACTTGAACCCGTCTTTGCAAATGAATATGAATTTATGGAGACCGGACTTAACACTGTTCCATCTTATTAAGACTAACTAAAATGGCTAAAAAAACTTATTTCCGAAAACTACCAAATTTTGAATATCAAAGTCTACAGAATGACAGAAAACTCATTCAAGATTTTGATGTTGTAAAGAATATTTTTAAAAAGGGAAGAATTCGTCCTGATATTTTTAATAATATCAACTTTTTTAATAAGTATATAATTACAGCAAATAAAAGACCAGATCAAGTTGCATATGAAATATATGAGGATGCTGATCTTGATTGGGTTGTGCTCATGGCAAATAATATTGTAAATGTACAAAATGAATGGCCATTATCAGAAGAATCTTACAATGAGTATCTTTTGGATAAGTATGGATCTTATCAAAATCTCTACAATATTCATCACTATGAAACGAGAGAAGTTAGAGATTCTCAAAATAGAATCATTGTGCAGGGTGGATTAAAAGTTCAATCTCCATATCCAGTCACATTTTATGATGATAAAACAGATAGAGAAGTATCAATTAATGATATTGCTATTGCAGTTACAAATAATGATTTTGAACAGAGAGTACAAAATGATAAATCTAGAATTTATGTCTTAAAACCAGATTATCTCCAATTGGTTTTAAATGACATGGAACTTATCATGATGTATAAAAAAGGATCGAGTGATTATGTCACCCGATCCCTCAAAAAGACTCAACCTATTCGTTTATATCAAGACTAAGTAGGGATGAACCCTACAGAGTCAATTTTTTGCCGGAAAAATTTCCGAGCATTTTTGGAATCAAAAGCTGATTTTGGTCAGGAATCAGCAAGCGCTTGGAAGTAAGACAGAGTATCATCTTCTTCATCTGATGCAGGCTTTGCGGAAGCAATTGCGTCCTCTTCCCGACCAGTAAACGAAGGAGTGAACGAACGACCAGTGCGTTCAGCTTCAAACCCAGCTTCTTCATCAACGACTTCAGGATCTTGGGAACGAGAAGAACTAACGTTACCCAAAACGTAGTCAAGACGCTTCTTCATTCCATCATAATCTTTGAACTCATCACGTTTGACGATATCGGAAAGAGAATACTCTTTCTTCCAGAGAGCTTCAAGAGCATCATCATCTCCATCAAGAAGTTCAGAAGGACGATCAAATTCAGAACTATCATAGTTCCAATAACCAGCAACTTTCTTGATCTTCAGTTTGAAGTTGGCACCTTGCCAGAAATCAAAAGGATTGATGGGTTCTTCATCATCAAATTCTGGTTGCATTGCTTCGGTAAGTTTATCAAAGATCTTCTTACCAAACTTATAAAGGAAAACTTTACCTTCGTTGTCAGGATTCGCAGAATCGCGGACAACATAGATGTTTGCATAATAAGAAAGTTTACGCTTCTGTTTACGAGCAGTTTCTTTGTCCGAATCAGAACCAGAGTTCCACAGACGACCGTTGTGTTCACAAACAGGACACTTATCTCCCAGAGTGGTGAGACAATTATCAATCAACCAGCCACCGGGACCTTGGAAAGCATGAGTGTACATCTTTGCCCAGGGAAGGTCTTCCCCTTCAGGTGCAGGCAGAAAACGAATAACAGCATATCCGTTCCCAGACTTATCAACTTCTGGTTTCCAGAGGCGATCATCGCCACCAGAGGTCTGAGACATCTTCTCGACTTCTTTGACCAACTTGGAAGTCAAAGCACCGAGATTAGACTGTTTTTTGAGATTTGAAAAAGACATAATTGGATACGGCTCGATAATTGGATACGGCTTTTGCGTACCTCAGTAGTATAAACGATAGGAAGATGGATGTCAATCCATCCCGACTACATCATTTTCTTCAGTGAACAGAGTTGTTTCTCCATTGTTTGAAGAATCTGACGAAGGTCGGTATCCTTAGGATATCCCATTTCAATGGAACTGTCAAGGATTCTCTGAAGCATACTTTTTGCTTCTGGATCATCCGATAAAGAAAGACGAGTGTATAGTATTCGTTGTTTACTAATAAGTTGTTCTAAGAGTTCTATGTGATCAATCTTATCTTCCTTTTCCATGGTAAAAAATGTGAACATATTTTCAAAAACTTGTTCTTGAAGATTTGCAATTTCTTGCATTTCTTCTTGAACAATATCGGAAGAGAAGAAACTCATAACACAAGATCTTTTAAAACTTTTTTGTACTGAGATACGTTAATATTTAGGAAGGGGTTATACTTTTTCATTTTCAAACTTACGGATGTCCACACCGGATCATCCAATCTTTTATCAAAATTTTTCTTAAATCCTAGAATTTTATCCAGAATAATCATTGTCTCCACAGAGACTTGTTTCTTGATATACATTTTCAACAACAATGGATGTCTTCCGCCTTTAATTTCAAAGATTTTATCGAAACTACTCTGAGAAAGCAGATCAGAAATTTCTGATCTAAAAATATAACTCATTGATTGAGTTACTTTTTTCCATTGTTGATATCGTGTCTCACCCTCTTTGATGATTTCTCCAATCCATAGACTTTGTGGATCATCACAAAGAGTAAAGTTTGCAATAAAGAAATCTACAACTTCTTCATCATTAAACTTACGGGACATTTTTTCAAAAAAATATCTATCCTTTCTTTTGTTGTAAGAAGAGATAGATGCTCGGGTTTTACCCCCATATTTTTGGTAATCAAAACTATCGCGAGTGAAGTGTTGTTTCATCGCAACATATTTTACATAACAATCAAAAGGCATCACGTCAGATAGGAAGTTTGGCTCGACTTGATTTTTTAAGATAATTCAAATGAATTGCATCACATTTGATTTTTTCTTTCAGTGGTTTTGAGATTAGTTTAGTTACTAACTCAACGTCAATATTATTTTGATCGCAAAAATATACGATAGCATCAATATAATTCATGTCACTATTCACTAGAACAATTTTCTCAATCTGTTCTGCGAATCTTACTGGACAATAAAATTTTTCTTCCAATGCTTCTTTAAGTTCCTTTTCCATATACTTCGAGTTGGTGTTGTACAAAAGTTCTAATATATTTGGAGAGGAGCTTAATGTATTTGGACTTATCATATTCTTCATAGACAACACATTCTCCATTTTCACAGGACATAATGATTACAAATTTCTTTACTATTATACCAGTCATTTCATACAACATGCAAGCATATGCTGCACACTGTACAAAATAGTGTTCAATCCACTCCCTTGGTTTTGGTTTCTTACTGGTCTTAAAGTCAATGACTGCAAGTTCTCCGTCGTACTCAGCAATGCAGTCTACAGTTCCAGCAACTCCCAATTCTTTACTGAACAAAGATTGTTCAATAGCGTGAATATTATTTATCTTGTTCAGATTTGGTTTAGATTGTTGAAATAGAAAGAATGATAATGGTTGAACATCAGAGAGTGTCTCTTTATTATTCAGATAGTCTTCAACAAGTGTGTGCATATCAGTACCACGACTTGTTGCTTTCTTTGTGATTCTATTTGCTTCTTCTTCACCAACTTTTTTTCTCCACTTAGAAAAAATGTCGCGATTATAAAAACTAATTACCGAAGTAATAGAAACTAATTTTAAAAGACTTTGATTATCAGTGTCAGGTACTTTATAGAACCTGACGTTATCAATCGTTTCTCTCTCAAGTTTCTCATAGTGAATGGAAACGTGTTCAAACATCAAATACCCAACTCCATTTTAGCAAGAATATACTCTTTTACAATTCCAGATCGAACAATATCATCAGTTTGAAACTCAATAATTGATATCGACTCCATGATTTTAAGAATATTCATGAAGTCAACAATCCCATTTCGATCATTGGTTTTTGTAAGGTCAGATTGAGTAGCATCTCCACAAAAGACAACGCGACTGTTTTCACCAACCCTAGTCATTATACTATCAAGTTCATGGAAATTCAAGTTTTGAAATTCATCAACGATAATAATTGCATTGTCAAGAGTTGTTCCACGAAGAAATGACGTGCTCCAAAACTTAATCGTTTCTTGTGACTTTAAATTACCATAAAGCATCTCAAAGTCAGCATCAGAAGGCATCTGGAACATGAACTTCACCATATTCTTATATGGAATTTGGTAAAGTGCAGATTTATCTTCATGGTCACCAGGAAGGAATCCAATTTCTCTCGTTGATACAAGAGATCTCACAACATAAATCTTCTCATAAGGAGTATACTCAGACATTACATCTTTTAATGCATTATATAATGCAATGAATGTCTTTCCTGTACCAGCACAACCATAGGCGATGAGATGTTTACCATCTTCATATTCATCAAAAAACTTTTTTTGATTATCGGTAAGTGGTTCAATATCAAGAAGATAATTTGAATCCAATGGTTTTGATTTTTTGGACTGCTTTACAGTAAGTCCAACACCAATGGGTTGGACATCGTTGTTTCTTTTTTTACGAGCCATCAATAATAAGTCCTATTTTTTCTAACATTGGATCCAGGTTGGCGACTAGCTCTATCAAGGATTTCGTTCCATCCGTTTGAGTTAGCTTCCCCCTTCATGTTGGCGTCACCAACTTCTCCAGATCCACAAACTCCAGCAGACCAATCTTTATCCCAATCAGAATTTTCTTCTCTCCACTGAGAATACTCTTTCATGGTCATGTGGAGCTCTTTCTTTTCTTTAGTTTCTTTATGAATAACAGGATATGTGGGCATTTGTCACCTTCAAATGTAAATATATTTATTAGTTCCAACCAAGTGCTTCTGCAACAGTGGGGAACTGGCCAGCAAAAATACACTGACACTCTTTAGCAATATCCATGTGTTCTTTCTGAGTTCCATTAGCAGACCTCAGATCAATATAATGAATCCATGA